CAGGCCGCTGCAGACGCTACAATTAGTGGATTAACTGCTGCTCAGGCCGCAGAACAAGGAAACGTTGCTGCTGTCAGTGTCAGTATATCAGAGGGTAATATTGCCGCTGCTGAAGCTACTGAGAGTGTCGCTGCCGATGCAGGTGGACAAGCAGCAAACTCGGGTCCAGCCGCACCCGGTGGTGGTGAAGCTCCTTCTGCTGGCGCAGGTGCTGGTGCTGCTGGTGGTGGTAATGCCGCTGGTGGTGCAGGTAATAGTGGTGATGGTGGCACAGGTGATAGTGCCACCGCCCTTGCCAAAGGTGGTCTTGTTTCTAAACGTAAAAGCTCATTCAAGTCGACCAAACAAAAAGGTTTAGCTTCTCGTAAATAATATAGTACAATATAAATACCAGAGTCTGTGGTGGGCAGACTGGTACTAAACAATACCCACCATCATTGGCTACCTCTCTCCGAGACATGTTGTCTCCTACAGTGCAGCCCCAACTTAAAAGGTATTTATGACTGAAGTAGTCTTGGAACAGAAACCGCAAACAGTGGCAGTTTCATCGTTTGGTAAACGCAATACCAACCGTGATCGCATCGAACGCGAAGAAGAAGAGTTGAAACAGATGACTCAACAGCGTGAAGAAAATGCTGGCGATAAACCAGCCGCTGAAGAAAATAATGATGACGATACTAATTTGTCAGCAGAAGAGAAGAGTTTTAAGAAACGCTATGGTGATCTTCGTCGACACTCACAACAGCAGCAACACACCTTGCAAAAGCAAATTGATGAGTTGAAGGGACAACTACAACAGTCTACTGAGAAACAAATCAAGCTACCTAAAAGTGAAGAAGAGTTGGCAGAGTGGGCACGAGCCTATCCTGATATTGCCAAGATTGTTGAAACCATTGCTATTAAGAAAGCAAAAGAACAGACACAAGAAATCGATAACCGATTTAAACAGCTTGATGAACGTGAACAACAAAGCGCTCGTGATAAAGCTGAAGCCGATTTAATGAAGGTTCATCCAGACTTCAACGACATCCGTGACAGTGACGAGTTTCACAACTGGGTAGATGAACAGCCAAAATGGGTACAAGATGCTTTGTATGAGAACGATTCTGACGCTCGTGCTGCGTCACGTGCTATTGACTTGTACAAGGCTGATAAGGGAATTAAGACTAAGCAATCATCGTCTTATGCACGTGATGCTGCTTCTAGTATTAATACCCGTGGTGCTCGTTCTGCGCCTGTTAGCGAAGATCGTGACGGTGTATTTACCGAGTCGCAAGTAGCTAAGATGTCTAGTCGTGACTACGAAAAGAACGAAGAAGCAATTCAAAAAGCTATGCGATCTGGTAAGTTTGTGTACGATTTGAGTGCTGGCGCACGATAATAGTTGACACGGGCTGAAATAGTCTGGTATAACTTTCAACAGGACGACAATGTTTTTATGTTGTCGTCCTACTTTAGATCGTCGTTGTGTCCTTTAGTATTGCCGATGCTTGCAACATCCAACCAATACGTATGTAGATCAGCGACAAAGTAAGATGGTGCAATGTCACCATGTCAGTAACGCAAAACAATAAACTGTCAGATTCACCTGAAGTTTTATTGGCCCGTTATCTTCCGTTGGGCACTTCGGAAGGATGACGTACCCGATAAAGTCAGCCTCTGTAGTAGTGTTAGCGTATTTAACTATATGCCAATATATCTATAGGAGATTTTAAAATGGCTTTTCCTTCCGCACCCGGCTACGGCCAATTTCCCAACGGTAACTTCAGTGCCGTAATCTATTCCAAAAAAGTACAACTCGCATTCCGCAAGTCGTCTGTTGTTGAAGACATCACCAACAATGACTACTTCGGTGAAATCGCTCAGATGGGCGACAGCGTTAAAATCATCAAAGAGCCAGAAGTGTCTGTGCAATCCTACAAGCGTGGTACTCAAATCACTGCTCAGGATCTGGACGACGAAGACTTCACCTTGGTGGTTGATCAGTCGAACTATTTCGCATTCAAGATCGACGACATTGAAGCTGCTCATTCGCATGTGAACTTCATGCAAATGGCTACTGACCGCGCTGCTTATCGCTTGCGTGACCAGTATGACCAAGACGTGTTGGGCTATTTGTCCGGCTTCACACAGTCTGCATTGCATGGCACTCCTGATACCGTTCGTACCACTTTCCCCGGTACTAAAGCTATCTCCACTGCTGGCTCTGACGAACTGTTGTCCAACATGAAGCTGAGCCGTCCTAGCTTCGGTAACCTGACTAGCGCTGGTAGCGCAGGCGATTCCATTCCTTTGGCTCCTCGTCTGCCCGGTGCAAGCGCACTGCCCACTACCACTGTGTCGCCTTTGATGGTGATTGCACGTATGGGTCGTCTGTTGGATCAGCAGTTTGTTGACACCCAAGGTCGCTGGTTGGTTGTTGATCCAGTGTTCATCGAAATGTTGAAGGACGAAGACAGCCGTCTGTTGAACGGCGACTTCGGTGGTTCCGGTCTGCAAAACGGTCTGGTCATCAACAACCTGCATGGCTTCCGTATCTATGTGTCGAACAACACTCCTAAGATCGGTACTGGTCCCGGCACTGCTGGTGCTTCTGCTCAGTCCACCAACTTTGGTGTGATCGTTGCTGGTCAAGACGCTGCTGTGGCAACTGCTCAGCAGATCAACAAGACCGAGACTTACCGCGATCCTGACAGCTTTGCTGACATCGTGCGTGGTATGCACCTGTATGGTCGTAAGATCTTGCGTCCAGAAGCCATCGTGACTGCAAAGTACAACGTGGCCTGATGAAACAGGGGAGGCTCAAAAAGCTTCCCCGTTTCTGTATCACTCATTAAAGGAAATTTAAAATGGCTAATCTCTCTCAAACCGTTGCAAAGCTGGCCCGTGTGGTCGAAGCTACTGTGACCCTTCCTACCGCTTCCGGTACTGTCACCGCTATCTCGTTGCCTGCTAACTGCCTCGTGCTGTCGGCTGGTGTTGTGACCACTACTGCCATCGCTGGCTCCACTGGTTACACCATTGACTTGAGCGTTGACTCTGCTGACGTGGTGTCTGCTCTGGACATTCAAGCCGCTACCGTTGGTGCTATCACCACTGAAGCTGCTGTGCCCGTGGGCGTTGTTGCTGCTAACACACTGGATGTGGTTGCTACCGTCACTGGTACTGCTACTGCTGGTGCTGTGCGTGTGTGGGCTGTCGTGATTGACATGACTGCTCCTATCGCCGCAACTGACGTTGACCGCGACCAACTGGCTTAATAGCTAGGTCATCTATGGGGTGGGTCGTCAAAGGCTCACCCCTTTCTTGCTTATAAAATATGTCCACATACATCTCCTTAACAAATGAATTGCTGCGACGAATGGGTGAAGTCAATATGGACTCCACAGAATTCGACGGTGCTCGAAACGTTCAAGCTTTAGCTAAGCAGGCAATCAATTCATCTGTTAAAGAGTTGATGCATTCTGCACAAGAATGGCCTTTCGCTTTAGTCACTGGAACTCAGACGCTTGCCACAGACGGTACGTCCGTTTATAGTTTCCCTTCTAGCTTCTCTAGTGTTGATTGGGAATCTTTCTATCTGCGTCAACTATCCTCAGCCAATAACGAACCTAAGCGTTTGCCTGTAATGTCTTACACGCAATACTTAGATCAGCGCCGCCCTAAAGACGATATGTCTGGTGCTGGTGGTTATGGTGTTACTGAAGCTATATACCAAACACAGGATAGTAAGTTTGGTGTTACGCCACCTGCTGATCAGGCTTATGTCATTGAGTATAAGTACTGGGCGTTCCCTGACGACATGGTCAACAGCACAGATGTCTGCATTGTTCCCACTCGTTTTGACAACGTCATTATTGATGGTGGTATGACCTACATGATGTTGTATCGTTCTAACGAACAAAGTGCTGCCATTCATCGTGACAGGTTTGAACAGGGTATCAAGACTATGCGCCGCTTGTTGATGGATGAGCCGTTGTCCATGCGTTCAACGATGATCGTGTCATCGAACATCCCACAGCGAGTCAAATAATGGCAGATCGCATCTCAGGTTTTAAAGTTACATCGATTGGTGGGATGAACACCAACCGCGATGTGTTGTCGCAAGGTGAACTAGAACCCGGCACAGCTACACAACTTATCAATTACGAACCATCTACCACTGGTGGTTATCGTCGTATCAGCGGTTACGCTAACAACTATGGCACAGTGCCCGGTAATGGCGCTGTATTAGGTGTTGCTGTTTCTGAAGGTATCAACAACTCCATCTTTGCTTGTCGCAAACCGTCATCTGGTACTTCCTACTTTTACAGATGGAACAATGCGACATTGGATTGGGTAGCCATTACGACTCCCGGTACTGTCACTATGGTGGGGGTTAAAAAGGTCAGGATGATTCGTTATAACTGGGTAGCGAGTAAGTTGTTTTTGACGGACGGTATCAACCCTGCTGCCACATACGATGGCACTACCTATACACAGGTGACGCACACCAATGCACCTGCTGCTCCTAAGTTTGCTGCAGCGTTTAAGAACCACATGTTCTTATCGGGTAATGCTGCTGAACCATTCAATCTTTACTTCTCCGCACCACTTGCTGAGACAGATTTTAATCCAGCCAATGGTGCTGGTGTCATCAACGTTGGTTTTGAAATTGTTCAGATCAAACCTTTTCGTGACACACTTTACATCTTCGGTAAGAATGCAATCAAAGCCCTGCAGGGAACAAACATTGCTGACTTTGTAATCAGTGAAGTCACTACAAATTTGGGATGTGTAGCCTCTGATAGTGTGGTAGAACTTGGTGGTAATCTGCTGTTCTTGGGACCGGATGGTTTCAGACCAGTTGCTGGTACTAACAAGATTGGCGACATTGAGCTTGAGACAATATCCAAACAGATTCAATTCACAATCAATGCGATCTTGCAAGAACTCGTTGCTGAAACTCTCGACCCTGAACTGATCAGTTCTGTTGTTATTAGGAAGAAGTCACAGTTTAGACTGTTCATTCCTTCTGAAGGAACATTTGGATTGCTCGGTGGATTGAGACAGCGTGAAGGTGGATTCAGTTTTGAGTATAGTCAGTTGTTTGGTTTTCCAGCAACTTGTGTTTCGAGTGGTTATATTGGCGCTGATGAATTTGTAATTCACGGAGATGCTACTGGTAAAGTGTACAAGCAAGAAACAGGATCTTCTTTTGATGGTGATCCAATCTTGTCCATCTACCAAACTCCGCATTACTATTTTCAAGATCCTACAATTCGTAAGAACTTTTATAACATTACAACGTTCTTGAGAAGTGAAGGTAATGCATCAATTTCACTGGGTGTATCCTATGACTTTGAAGACAGTCAAAACGTTTTCAACCCAGCCAACTACACTTTGACAACAACTGGTGCTGCTGCGTACTACAACGAAGCTGTGTATGATGCTGCTGCTATTTATGACGGCAATCCATCACCAGTAGAAAAGACAAATATTTCAGGCTCTGGTTTTTCTATAGCTTTTAAATATGTGA